CAGGATTAATTAAGATACTTAAGTTCTATAATAAAGAAACAAATAGGAACGTAAGATTTTATGAAATGCCAACAACAACATCAGATGGATCATCAACGTGACAGTTTAATAAGTGTCCTTTTTAGATAAGTTTTGTTACAGGCCCGTTAATATACGGATTATTTCCCTTATAATAGAGGAGTAGTCAACCAAAACTATTTTATGCCAGTTAAGTCAGCATCTGCACCAGCAACACCACGCAAGCGCAGAACCCGCAAGACTTCAACCACTGCTACTAAGTCACCAGCAACTAAAAGAGTAAATAAAACTAAATCACTCAAAGTTGCGATGACTGAGACACCAAAAGCAGAAACACTGACATTAAATGTTCCTGAGAAGGCAAAAGTTGAGTCAAAAAGTGTTATTAAATCACTCCTCAACGACTATCCTAGAGATGGATTTGCCCTCTTTCTACTTCCACTTCTACTACTAGAGGCAGGAACCAAAGAACTTCTAAAGTATGCAGGGACAATTAAATAAGTGTCACACAAGCACCCCACGGGGTGCTTTTTTCATGTAATATACATTTAGTTAACAAATTTCCATTTTAAATGATTCAATTACGTCCACACCAGGCACGTATTGTTAACACTATGAAACGCCAAAGTAAGGGACAAATTATTGTTCCTACTGGTGGTGGTAAGACCTTATGTATGATTAAGGATGCAGAATCACAGTTTAATAGTTGCAATTGGGATTTAGTTAACAAGCAATGTGATAGAAAAACCATTGTAATTGTTGCTCCTCGCATACTATTAGCACAGCAATTATGTGCTGATTTTGTATCAACTATGAACGTACATTCTATGCTTCAATATAAAGTATTGCATGTACATTCAGGTTATAATTCATATGATACTACCACAAATTCGGTTAAGATAGGTAACTGGTGTGATGAAAATTACAGGTTTAATAAGTTAATCTTCACGACATATCATTCTCTTATTAGAGTTATGCAGTCAGAGATTGATGTTGATACGATATATTTTGATGAAGCACATAACGCATGTGGAAAATCATTTAGTGCTGGAGTTGTGTTCTTTGGTGTATATTCTCCAAGAGCATATTTCTTCACTGCTACACCAAAACATACCACAAATAAGCACAAGTTAGGTATGAACAATACCAACATATTTGGTGAGGTTATTTGTCAAGTACCAGCACCTGAATTAGTGGAGAAAGGTTACATTTTACCACCCAAATTACAGGTCACACAATTAGATAAGAGAGATAAAGACAGGCCTGATAGACATTTTTATGAGGAAGATGCTGATATAATATTATCACATCTAGACAAACATTGTGTTAACAAACTATTAGTTTGTGCTCGTAAAACATCTCAGATTACTAACATTATTTCACAGAGTAAGTTAGTAACAGAATTATATGGAAAAGGTTACAACTATATGTACATAACTGCCAAAACAGGTGCTGTTATTAATGGTCAGAAAGTACATAGAGAAACATTCTTTAAGACACTGAATAAGTGGGGTAAAAATGATACTAAGTTTGTTGTAATTCATCATAGTATATTATCAGAAGGTATTAATGTTTCAGGTCTTGAAAGTGCATTATTCCTTCGTAATATGAACTATATTGATATATCTCAAACCATTGGTAGAGTAATAAGAAAGGGTGATAAAAACAAGGTATTTGGTTTAATTTGTGTGCCAGTTTATGATAAGGTAGGTATCACTACTGCAAAGAAAGTTACAGCAGTAATTGATACTATCTTTCATAAGGGAGAACCAGCAATTTCATGTGCCACTCGATAAAGTGTCCACTATTTCCCCCATTCCCCTCAAAATGGGTTATATTAGATTCATGGGAAAACAATTGTTCCTTTTTACAATTGTTTTCTCTCACCTATTCTTTATACTCAGGAGGGTAAATTGCAAACAGTTTCTACTATTGAAGTAATGCCAGATTCTTCTTTATCTCCATCACAGATTGTAGAGAAAAGAATAATAGCATTATGTAAAAGATTAGAAGAAAACTATCAATCAAAGTATCCTGATTTCCTTAAAAAAGTAACATTCAAAATGGAATTAGGACGCAAATATTGGAAAATTAATCAGGTAGATTACAACGCTCTTGGAGAAGAATTTAGCGGAGGAGTTCATGCCTTCGTTGATAGAAACTCAGGAGATGTTTACAAACCTGCATCATGGAAATCACCAGCAAAGATAGTTAGATATAACTTATTAGATGATAATTCATTTGATAATTGTCTATCAAGAGCAGATTGGGCAGGTGGTTATCTATACATAAGATAACAGATTGATAGTCCTAAGTATGACTTTAAACTGCTTATGTGTACACTCTTTTTTATTATCATGGCATTTCAATCACAAGACAATGATTTACTATTTGCACTAGAAAGTGCAGACAGTGGTAATCAATTACTAGATGCAATTGAAGCATACGTTGATGGTCAAGTTCAGGAGGTTGAGTAACAAACAATGACACATATTGCCAAAATTCGATATATCGATGAGCAGAACAGATCTCATTACATAGAGATTGAATCTGATGTTGCTGATAGAAGACATATTGAAGATTTGGTAAGATGTAGATACCCTGCGAAACAAATATACTTTCAAGGTGTATATCAACGGTGAATATGTTGTAAAAGTTAACAGGCCCACCCAGTTTATAAAGTGGCACACCAAACCCCCAAATGGGGGTTTTTTCGTGTATATTAGAAGAGTAGAGAAATTCAAACATTATGCAAACTTCAATTCGTGATTTCTCTTTCGATCAGAGAGAGACAGTCAAATCATTTTTCACCGATGCTGAATGGGATGTCATCGATGCTGCTCTTAATGAGTATCAAGATCATTTTGATACTGATGAAGATTCAGCAGTTCTTGATAATGTAGGACTTAAAATGCAGTCCTTATTTGATAGTTCACTTTCACAATCTGGAGGCAATTAATCATGTCCTGCTTACAAAATGAAGAACTATTAGAAACAATCTATGAGGAACTTTCACAAGAGTTTCCATCATTAACCGATCAAGAATTACATGATCTAACTGTTAAGAAATTTGAGGATTTACAATGAAAAATATACACATCATGCACCCTGAAGATTTTACATTTGAAGGGAAAGATGCCGTTCAAAATGTACTTGAAATCCTCAAGTCTTGCATGGATTATGATAACAAATTTGAGAATCATTACTCCATTAAGTATGATGGATCACCTGCTATTGTGTTCGGAACCGATGTAAACAATGGCAGGTTTTTTGTTGGCACTAAATCAGTTTTTAATAAAGGAATTAAGAAAATATGTTATACAAATGCTTGTATCGATTATTATTACTCTGATAAACCACAATTACATCAAATACTAACACAATGTCTTAAGTATTTGCCTAGAGTTAGTGGCATTTATCAGGGTGATTTTATTGGGTTTGGTGATAGACAAACAACTGAATTTACACCAAATACAATAACATATATGTTTGACAATCCTCCTTTTCAAAATATCATCATGGCAGTACATACTTCCTATGTTGGTGATACTTTTGATGAGATGATTGCATTGCCTGATAGTGGAATAATGCTACCAACTAATGAAGGTAAAGTATTATTTTTAAACACGATTGCAGAGCAGACTATTGATGATAGGATATTTCAAAATGCATTTGCATACACATATTCTGCCATTATTGATACATTAGAAATAATATATGAGTTTCCTACATTTAAAACTAAGGCAGCAAAATCAAGAGTATTAAAGTTAATTAACTCATATATTCGTGATGGAAGAGTATTAAATGCTGAGGATCTTGCTAAGGAAACTAACATCGACTTCAGAATATTTGAACTCTATGTAATGATAACTCAACTCAAAGAGATTGTTATGAATAGATTCAAATGTGCAGAAGGTTATAACACTAACGTGCGGGCCTATCTATCAAATAAGGAGATAGAATGCGAAGGTATTGTTGTTAGTCACATCAACAATTGGAATCGCACAGTTATCAAACTAGTGAAGAGATTTGACTTCTCTCGTGCTAACTTTAACAACCCTAAATTTGCGGAGGCAAAGTAATGACAACCTATTCACAAAAAGCAAGAGAAAATGCTACTAACTCCGAGTTAGATGCAAAGAAGATTGTCATCCACTCTCCACAATTAAAGAGTGATGATGTTAATCAGAAAGATAATCAGGAGGCACAATGATATATCGTCCCGTATATGATTTACAAACCAAAGTATTACATTGGTGCTGTGAAATTAACGGTGGTTATTTAATACAATCATCAGTGGAATTAGCATCCCAAAATGATACTATAGGAAATAAGTACATTGTAGGGAAATGATGTACCAGTTGACAAAGTGGCATACTGTCGGTTGTAACACCTCCAAATAATGCTATTATTAAGGAGTGGGAGAGATAACCCCACATTTGACCTTTATTTCTTTTTACTCTCATGCGTAAAATTGAACAACAAATGAACAGGGCAATTGTTAATAAAAACAACTGGTCTAATTCAAACACATTTGTTGAATACAATGAGAGCACAAATTGTTCAACCATTGTATTACATAGAACTGCAATTGCGGTCTATGATCATAATACTCAAGCAGTTAAATTAAACACTGGTGGATGGCATTCAAATACTACAAAATCACGTTTAAATGCTATTTTACAAGAGGTTAATTACGGTTGTAGAGTATTTCAAAAGCAATTCGATTGGTATCTTTCAACTAACAATCAGACAGTTGATTTTTGGGACGGAATGATACTTAATCAAAACCTAGAGATAGTATAACTTACTATCTCTTTTTACTGTCCTTTATTATTATTTTTATCATGCAATCTTTAGAACAAAATGTTTACAATGAGGTGTTACAAACCTGGAACGGTAACACTCAGTCTGATGATTTCGGTGTTGGTTGTGAACTATTTGCTGCAATGTTACCTCTAGCAGGTGATTTAGAGCAAGAAAAACAACAACAATATTGTTACAAACCCTATCGTACATTGAGGAACTATTGATATGAAACTAAACTGGAATCAACCTCAAGGTGTTAAGATTAAGGCAAGACAATTTGAAGACATAAAAGATATATTTGCAGAGTGGGTTGCATATGATAGATGTAAAGATGTTTACCTATCTGCGAAATTAGATTTATACAAATGGGTTCGCAATCGTCTAGACTATATGATACTAGGTGATGTATTAGAAACAATTGAATTATCAAAAGACGAAGGGTTAGTAATACAAATCATGCGTGAAAGTAATATTAATGACGATGTAATTAGGATATTTACATTCAACAATTACCCATCATCTTCGTACGGTGATTTACATCCACATCAGTTTTTTGGGAGAGGTTAACTAACAATGAAGCGTGTACACCCTCAAGTATTATCAGTTCACAAATTTAACGGTGTTAGTTATAACATCAGGCCACTTACTTTCACCCCTTATAGTAGAAAGAATTGGAAAGGATTACGTCAAAAGATTTATACTTTCTTTGATGAAATTGAGTCCGATTTCAGACTACTTCACAAACCCTATTCTATGGAGGTTAATTAACAATGAAATGGTCACAAACTTACTTCACTGATTTAACATCAGTAGAACACAACATTAATAACAATTGGTTCGCAAGTATGCGTTCTATGTTAAAAGATGATGGAGTGTTATTTGTACCAGTTCTTAACAAACAATTCAACAAATTAGGAGAAGAATTATGAACACAACTGAATCACTAAGTGAGTATGTAGCAAGGAAATTGCCACATCTAAGTAAAGTTAAGCGAGTTAATCGTTACACCAGAGCAGGAAGAAATGGCAAAGAGATTACATGCCCTAAGTGTAAAGAATCCGCACCCGTATTTCACTTTAGTTGGAGTGCATTAACTTGTCAATTCTGCTCAAGTGATATAAACAAAGAGGATTGGATTATAACAGTCTAATTATAAACAATCCTTCGGTAATTCTCCGAGGCGAGCGATTTTTTTCCTTTCCGAGATACGCGCCGCCCGATATAAACAATGATCCTGTAATCTATCAGGCCTCATTAACAACAACTGTCCCACAATCATTCAAACAAAATGTCACAAACTCACGAACAATTGAGAGAAGAAGCAATCAACATCCTAGAGACAATTGAAGACACTGTTTCATACTTATGTGATGAGAATCTCTTGTCAGGTGAGAAAGTATGGGTGATGATTAATGCACTAAGTGAATCTAAAATGGAGGAATTCCCCCTAGATGATGACAGTCCCGCTTGACAAATTGTGCGTACTGATATATAATTTACTTAAGTAATCCGCCTTCGTTATGTATGATCCGCAAGTCAATGATTACGTCATTTGGAATAGACCTAACGGTGATATTGAACAAGGTTGGATATATTTTAAAGGAGATGAATTAGAGAAGAAAAAAGGATTTAAGGAATGCCCAAGATACTTAACAATAGAGGTTGCAATTAGAGAAAAGAAAGTATGTGAAACCGAAGCACAATTAGGAAAGAAAAATAAACATCAACACAAATATATTCATACATTATTGTTATGTAATTCTACTAATTGGAGTGAACTAAAGTATGTCAAATCAAGACAAAATGCACACTCAACTGAATATTTTCAACGGACAATCTAATGCCCTTGAGTGTAAAGAACCAACAACAGATTGGGACGGTTTAATTTATACTTTCTGTTATCACTGTAATGATCATATAGTGAACGGATTTATACCTGAATATTGTATAGAATCATGGGGTAAAGATAACACAGTAATGTTAATGAATCTATTCAAAGATTACAAATATAGTATACAATGTAGACCATACGATTACCAGGCCTAATTAACAACCAAGATTAACAAATTACTGACGCAATTTATTAACAATGTTAAAGAAGATTGGAAGGGTTTGGAAATACTCTCTAGGGTCATTTTCAGATGATAAAACTAACAAATACGACAACACAG